GATTTTAACGTAAATGTGATAGTACCAAAAATCAACACATTAATTCCCAAAAGTATTAAAATCAAGGTCACAACAAAAAATGGTAGTGTAACAAGTACGAATGATTTTACCTATAACCCACAACAAACTTTACCTTCAACATCGACGGATGTTAATACTAACCCATCACCTGTTACGTTAACATCAACAATAACAAACACGGGAGATTTAAAAGTAGTTGTTGCAAATAATGTTGGGAATTGGATTATTTATCCATATCCTGAATATAATTATACAATAACTAAAGATTCGGTTGGTTCAAACAACACAATTTCAAAAACAATTGTGAGCCAAAGTAAAGCAAAAACAAAAATTAATAGTCCTAATTATGTTGCAAATAATCAATTTAATATTACTCAAAATCAATTCTTATTGAATGTATTAGAATTACCAATAGAAGTTATAAATAGTGATAAATATAAAAATTCTGTTGTGAATGTTACTTTTACAGTCAGAGCTGTGCCTGTTGTTAGAAAACCACAAGAACAAGATGTGGAATTATCATTTAAAATGATATTTAGAATAGGATAATTTAATACAATAACCATATATTTATAGAGAAAGAATTTTATGAACTTAAAATCAGCATTAGACAATTATCTTGGAAAATCAGTAAGATATTCTCAAGAAGACAATGGAGACGGAACTAAACAAGTTTGCGACTTAGATACAGGAGACTGCTACACTGTTAGAGAAAGAGATGGATTAATTGAAAGAGCGGGTCATCAAACTACAGCTAATAGAAAAGTAAGAGTTGAAACATCAAGAGGTGTAAAACAATTATTAAACGGATAATAAAATGAAAGTAGATAGAAAAAAAATATTAAGTGAAATTGAAAGATACAAAAGTATCAATCAATATATTATGGAACAAGAGGCAGCAACAGCTGAACCAGATTTAGGTGCGTTAGCGCCAGCACCTGGCGCCGAAGCTCCAATTCCTCCAGTACCTGCTCAACCAGCGGCACCTGCACCACCCGCAGAACCTATTGATGTTGAGAATGACCCTGATGTTGAAAAAATTGACGATAAGGGCAACTCTGAAGAAAAAGAAGGAGATGAACCAGATAGTGAAGAACTTGATATTACTGAATTGGTAGACTCTCAAAAAAATATTGAGAAAAAACAAGATGACTATTTTGAAAATCTATTTGGTCAAATAAGTAATTTGGAATCTAAGTTATCTGAGATGGATAGTATTATGAACAAACTAAACTCTTTAGAAAGTAAGATTGAGAAATACAGAGAAAAGACTCCTGAAGAAAAATTAGAACTAAGAACATTCGACTCATACCCATTCAACCAAAAGTTATCACAATTTTTTGATGACAAGAAAGATGAGATGGAAAAGACGGGAAAAAATGATTATGTTTTAACAGCAGACGAAGTAACTGACCTTAATGTGAATGACATCAAAACATCATTCCAAAATCCTGGATTTGATAAAGAAGGATATTAATATTCAAAAATATTAATAATTAAGACCACCCACTCGGTGGTCTTTTTTATTTGACATAACGAATAAAATACCTATATTTATATCATACAATTTAACAATTTAATATAAAAAATATGATGAGTTCATTAGACGCCGTATTGGCGCAGTACGAAAAATCACAACAATCATCGGGCGGGGCCCAAAGTAAGATGTCGCAAGACGAAAGAATGAAGAAGTATTTCGCTTTAATCTTAGGAGATAAAGAGAAATCAGGACAACGAAGAGTTCGTATCCTACCAACACCAGATGGCTCATCGCCATTCAAGGAGGCTTGGTACCACGAAATCCAAGTTGGTGGTCAATGGCAAAAGTTCTATGACCCAGGTAAAAATGACAACGAGCGTTCACCTTTGAATGAGGTTTACGAAGAGTTAATGTCAACAGGAAAAGAATCTGATAAAGAATTGGCGAAACAATATAAGTCTCGCAAGTTCTATATCGTAAAAGTTATTGACCGTGATAACGAACAAGACGGACCTAAGTTTTGGAGATTCAAACACAATTATAAGAATGATGGTATCTTAGATAAAATCATTCCAATTTGGAGAAACAAAGGAGATGTTACCGACCCAACAAATGGTCGTGACTTAATCATTGAGTTAACAAAATCTAAAACAAACGCGGGTAAAGACTACACAAGTGTATCTACAATTATGTATGAAGACCAAGGTCCTGTTCACGCAGACGCTGCTCAGTCTAAAACTTGGGTTGAAGATGAAATGACTTGGTTAGATGTTTATTCTAAAAAACCTGTTGATTACCTTGAAGCAATTGCTCGTGGTGAAACACCGAAGTGGGATAATGAAAAAGGTGGATATGTTTATGAAAACAACACTGAAGAAACAACTTCAATAGGAGGAGCTAAGTCTGAGAAACCATCTTATACTGACCCTCAAGTAGATGAGGAGCCTGCGGGGGATTTACCATTTTAATATTACGGGGTAGTGAAATACCTACCCCATTTTTAAACAAACAAATACATGGCAATAAAGAAAAACGATTTCAGTTCAGTAAAGAAGAAGTTCTCAACTTCTGCAAAATATAAACCTCAAAGGTTTTTTGATTTAGGGTCTGACTTCTTAGATGCTGTTGGTTTACCTGGACCTGCCATCGGACATTTAAATATGTTTCTTGGACACTCAGATACAGGAAAGACAACGGCCTTAGTTAAATCTGCTGTTGATGCTCAAAAGAAAGGTATTCTACCTGTATTCATCATTACAGAACAGAAGTGGTCTTTTGAACACTCTAAGCTTATGGGGCTCGAATGTGAAGAAGTTGTTGACAAAGAAACGGGGGAAATAGATTGGGATGGATTTTTTATATTCAATAATAACTTCAGTTATATTGAACAAATTACTGACTACATTAATGAACTATTAGATGCTCAGGAAAAAGGTGAATTAGACTATAGTTTATTATTCCTATGGGATAGTGTGGGCAGCGTTCCATGTAAGATGACTTTTGAAGGTAAGGGGGGTAAGATGCATAACGCTGGTGTCTTAGCAGACAAAATTGGGATGGGTATTAATCAGCGTATTTCAGGAACTCGAAAATCGGAGTCAAAGTATGAAAATACTTTGGTTATAATAAACCAACCGTGGGTTCAGATGGCTGAAAATCCATTTTCACAACCTAAAATCAAATCCAAGGGGGGTGAGGCAATTTGGTTAAATTCATCTTTGGTATTTTTATTTGGTAATCAAAAAGAGGCGGGTACAACAAAAATTACGGCAACTAAGGATAAACGTTCTATTAAGTTCGCGATTAGAAGTAAAGTCTCTGTATTAAAAAACCACATCAATGGTCTTGGTTATGATGATGGTAAAATAATTGTAACCCCACATGGTTTTTTAGCTGGTAAAGATTCTACGGAGGAAAAAAATAATATTGAAAAATATAAAAAAGAATACGCTGATTATTGGAAGGATATAATCGGTACTGATGGTGATTTTGATTTGAAGGAAGAAAAAGAAGAAGATAATTAAATATAAATAATTATACTTTTACTATATTTACAGATATTTATTAATATGGGAAGAAAAAAAATTGATGATGACAAAAAAAAAGTAAAACTGGCGGTGTCTCTTGACCCCGAAATGCCACAATACTTTAAGGATAAATCAATAAACTTATCATCCCTTGTTAATAAACTATTAAAAGAATATATTAAAAATGGAAACTAAAGTTTGTAGTAAGTGTGGAATAGAAAAACAAATTTGTGAATTCTATAAAAGAAATGACACTAAAGATGGATATCGTTCTGATTGTAAAATTTGTTTTAACAAAAAAACTTTGGAATACAAATTAAACAATAAAGAAAATATAAAGAATCGAAAAAAGTCTTACTTTCAAAAAAACAAACAAGTTCTTTTAGAAAAAAAACAAAATTGGAGAAAGAATAATCCCGAAGAATATAAAAAACAAACTAAAAATTATTGGGAAAAAGTTAAAGAAGTCCAATCACAAAAAAAGAAAGTATGGATTGAAACTAACCGAGAAAAATACAATAGTTATTGGACAAATAGAAAAAAAAATGACCCTGTATTCAGGTTAGTTACGAATATGAGGTCTAGAATTTGGAAATATACGAGATTAATGAGTATTACCAAAACTAACAAAACTTTTGAAATTGTTGGATGTTCTCCACAATTCCTTAAGGAGTATTTAGAAAAACAATTTGTTGATGGTATGACTTGGGAGAGCAGGAGTGAGTGGCACATTGACCACATTATTCCATTATCTTCTTCGAAAACAGAGGAAGAAGTTTACAAGTTGTGTCATTATAGTAATCTCCAACCTCTGTGGGCGGGAGACAATTTAAGTAAAGGAACCAAAGTATTCACCAATTAAATAACAAATTGTGACTAAAACATTATTAGTAGACGGAAACAATGCTCTTTTAATAGGGTTCTATGGGGTTAGGGACTTGTATAACGAAGGTAATCATGTGGGTGGAGTGTATCACTTCATTAACATATTACGTAAGTTCTTAGAGGAACATAATCACGATAAGGTGGTTGTGTTTTGGGACGGTGAGTCAAACTCCTCAATGAGAAAGGCAATCTATCCACAGTACAAGGCAAACCGACGCCAAGATATGAACGAATTCAAATACGAGTCATATCTGCAACAAAAAGCAAGGGTCAAACAATACCTTGAAGAAATATTTGTGAGACAAATAGAGATGGAGAACAATGAAGCTGATGACCTCATTGCTCACTATTGCAAAATTTCAACAGAAGAGAAGATTATAATTTTTTCAAGTGATAAGGACCTTACCCAATTAATTTCGGAGAATGTAACCATATACTCCCCTATCCACAAACAATACTATAAGGATGGAGATATGATTACAATTAACAAAGTGGAAATCCCCCACTATAATGTTCTATTGTGTAAAATTTTTACAGGGGATAAGTCGGACAATATAGATGGTATTGAAGGGCTTGGGGAAAAAACATTGGTTAAATTATTCCCTGAAATGCTGACTAAATCCTGCACTACTCACGAATTATTGGATAGTGCACGAATTATTCGGCAAAAGAAAAAGTCCAAAGTATTAGATAATATTTTGACAGGACGAACAAAAAGCGGTATCTTTGGAGAAGTATTTTATTCGGAAAATAAAAGAATTGTTGATTTATCTAACCCATTAATAACATATGAAGGAAAAGAATTAGTAGAACAAATCCAAACCGACACTATAGACCCTACAGATAGGGGATATAAAAACTTAATGAGGATGATGATGGAAGACGGACTCTTTAAGTATCTACCCAAAGACGATGAAGCTTGGGTGAATTTTTTAAAACCATTTATGAAATTAACAAGAAAAGAAAAAAGAAATAATAAAAATTAAAACTATGAAAGAACAAGACAGCACCAAGATGGAATTCTTAATGACGTTGAACGACAACATCGTTGTACAACGATTCTTCAACGTAAGAGGATACAATCCGAAGGCAAAAAATTCTGTGGATTTCTATGAGTACATCAAGGCAATCACACAAGAACTTCAATACTATTTAAAGATGAAAACTGTTACCTACATGATAGATAACAAAGAGTCAATTTATGATGACCATTCTATTATGGAAACATCTTTTACTGACGGACCTGAAGACTTCAACATTTATATTAAAATTGGAGAACAGACAATTTGTCATAGAGCATTTGACGGAAAAAATTTTCCACCAAAAGTACGTTATACAGTTGACGTGAGACCTTTTTTGAAAGATGTTTTACGTGAATTAACTGACATTTTTTCATCTTCAAAATTAAGTTTCAGATATTTGGACTTTGACTTAAGTAAGTAAATATTTAATTAAACACGAGGCAAGCAACAATATATGAACAAAAATTTTGAATACTTAGGGAACACTTTTCAACTACAATTATTAAATCAACTTATCATAGATAGAGAATTTTCATCATCAATTATGGATGTCATTGAAAGTTCATATTTTGACAACAAATATTTCAAAATCATCTTACAGATGATTAAAGAATATTATGTTAAGTATGAGTCTACCCCTAATTTTGATACTTTAGAACAGATTGTAAAATCTGAAATTTCTCAAGAACTTGTTGCTAAGATTGTACTTGACACTTTGAAACAAGTTAAGGACGCACCCTTTGAAGGTAGTATATTTGTTCAGGAAAAAGCATTGAAGTTTTGTAAACAACAAGAACTTCAAAAGGCTATGGACCGAGCTCAGAAAATTATTAATGAAGGAGACTTTGAGTCATACGATAAAGTTGAAGGACTTGTTCGTGAAGCGTTACAAGTAGGAGAAAGAGATACAGGTTTAACTGATATCTTCTCAAACCTTGATACTGTATTAGATGAGGATTTTAGACACCCAATTCCGATTGGTATACCTGGTATTGACAAACTACTTAAAGGTGGACTGGCGAAGGGGGAAATAGGTGTAATCTTGGCACCGACAGGTGTTGGAAAAGCCTTAAGTGTTTCAGAGCCTGTTTTAACACCGACAGGATGGGTAACTATGGGTGAGATTAAGACTGGAGATAGAGTAGTTGGCAGTGATGGGAAATATCAATATGTATTAGGTACGTATCCACAAGGGATAAGACCAATATACAAAGTAGAATTTACTGATGATACTTTTGTAAATTGTGACGAAGAACATCTTTGGAGTGTCAATACTCTTAACATGAGAACAGCTAAGACAAGAGTGAAAGGTAAGGGAGTTCATAAACCAAACTATGGGTATAAAGTTGTTAAAACTTCAGACATGATGAATGACATCAAGAAGAGAGGTCGATACAATTATAGATTACCTGTGGTAAATCCTGTTGATTTTGAGGAAAGAGAAGTATCAATTGATTCTTATTTACTTGGTTTATTGTTAGGAGATGGTAGTATATGTGATGGTGGTGTCCGTATAAGTACTAAGGACGATGAGTTATTTGATTCAATCCAACACCTTGATGAACATTCATCATTCAATGAATATTATAGAACTGAAACTAAAAGTATAAAATCAATAAATTTAAAGAGCAAAATAAAAGAACGACTTAAAGTTTATAATTTATTAAATAAAAAGTCTAACAATAAATTTATACCAAAAGATTATCTTTATAATTCGTTGGAAGTTAGAGTTTCATTATTACAAGGTTTAATGGATACTGACGGATATATTGATAAAAAAGGTACTATTCAATTTACAACGGTTTCAAAACAATTATGTGATGATGTGAGAGAATTGGTATTATCGTTAGGTGGAACTGCTCGAATTAATAGTAAAATACCGACTTATATTTACAATGAAGAAAAAAAAGAGGGTCAATTAGCTTACACAATAACAATGTCGTTTGCAAATGATATTGTTCCGTTCAGATTATTAAGAAAAGTTGATAGATATTATAAGAGGGAGAAATATATTGAACAAAAATATGTTAAATCAATAACTTATTCTCATGATGAGAAGGCGGTATGTATTAAAGTTTCAAATCCTGATGAGTTATTTGTTACAAGAAATTATGTTTTAACACATAATACAACCATTTTAACTAAGATTGCAAACACGGCCTTTAACCTTGGTTATAATGTTCTTCAAATATTTTTCGAGGATAACCCAAAGATTGTTCAAAGAAAACATTTTACCCTTTGGACAGGGATTGAACCTGATAACTTGGTTATACACAAAGAAGAAGTAATGAGTAAGCTTGTTGAGATTCAGAATACTATGAAGAATGAGTTAATTCTAAAGAAGTTACCATCAGATTCAATGTCTATGTCTCAAATCAAAAATCAAATTAGAAAAATGATTGCCGATGGTACAAAGATTGATTTAGTTCTTTTGGACTATATTGATTGTGTGGTACC